GTGTTTTACACCACCCGTGTAAAATGCTACGTTTACACCCCTTTTACACGGGTGTAAAAAGTACCTTTTACACCCACTTAACACCCGTGTTAATTCAATCGTTTACACCCTCTTTTACACGTGTAATGAGAGTCGCTTTGCCGTCTTTTTTATTTCTTGTTTTTCTTCGAAGATCTGTCATTTCTGACTTCACTGCTTCGTTGAAATATTTAATAAATGTCGGCTTGCTATACTTCATCCACTCAATCATGTCCGTTTGTTTGACTTCCTTTTCTTCGCCGTCCGGGCCAAAACTGAGATTCTCATAAGCTACGTGCAGCATGTCAACGAAATCCGAAAGTGTTTCCTCATGACTCTTCTTAGTACTGGCGCCGACCAGCTTCTTACCCTTCAGTTCACCGGTGTCATCCACAACGTGAATCGGGTACCGGTACCATGCATCGATAGGATTCATATCAGGAAACTCCCGCAGCGTGAACTCTACTCTGACCGCCGGTTCATCTGTATTCAGTTTCGTGACTGTTGATATCACATCCGGATCTCTGGCGAACACTCCTGATCCGGATGCCCGGTCTATGCTCGCCTTCTTGTCCTGGTCACCTTTGCTGAAGTGATGGACATAAATCACAGCACAGTTCAGCTGCGTCGCAATCTTGTCGAACTGATTACAGAACTGAGCCATGTCGCCGGCTTTGTTCTCATCGCCCATCATGACCTTGTAAACAGGATCTATGATGACGGCCGTGAAGTTTTCCTTTGCACAGCGTCTGATCAGCTTGGGTGCCAGCTTATCCAGCGTCGTGCTATGTCCTCGCAGATTCCAGACGATCAGATTGTTCTTCAGCTTTTCCGGCTCAATAGCCCGCTTCTGACAGGCCTCAGCGATTCTCCGGGAGAATGATGCCCGGTCAATCTCAAGGTTGACGTAAAGCACCTTGCCCTGAGCACATTGCTTAGTCAGCCAATGCCCGCCGGTAGCGATGGCAATCGCAAGCTGAATCATGAGCATGGACTTGCCGGTCTTGGATCCTCCGGACAGCAGCATTTTGTGTCCCTTCCGCAGAATTCCTTGTACAAGTTCCGGAGCCAGTTCCGGAAGATCTTCCCATATTTTTGAGAAGTCCTCCGGATCCGGCAGGTCATCGTTGATACCTTCGATGTACTCGATCCATTCATCCCAGTTCTCACAGCCTATATTCGTAGCGATTAGGTACTGCTTATTATCTCCCCGAACAAAGCCAGGCATGCGGGATAACCGGCTCGGATTCTTTGTAGAGGTATCAATATCCAGCCCGTTCTTCTTACAGATCTTGAACAGCTGGTCTACTTTCCGGGAGTATTCCTTTTCGTTGCCGGCATCCACCCGGACAATCGCGTGAATCGATTTGTTGCCGGAATGTACCAGCGCCGCGATCGGCAGCCTGAGTTCTGTCATCAGCGAATACTGGATGTTCAGATCCTGCGTGTCCGATTCGACCAGCGCATACTTGAAGTCTGTAACGTTCTCCGCTTTACCGCCTGAACCATCCATTGGATTGAAGGATACCCATGCACCGCAATCGTGGTCATAGTCATAGAACACATCTTCGATCCGGGTAGCCTCATCCAGTTCGGTCAGCAGTCTTGCCGCTGTCCGGTCATAGCTTCTTCCCCGCGGGTGATATTTACCGTCCTTGTCCTTATAGGATTCCGTACAGTAACTGACATGGTCATCCGCAGAGAACAGTGTCGAGATATATCTCCTGGCATCCTCAACAGGATCCCAGTTATGTGGACACTTCGGTACGAGGCTGACGTCTACACTTGTTTCATCGATTACCTTGTACAGGTCCGCTGCATCGATTACTTCATCATCCATGAGTTCACGGTTCCCGAGTCCTGAAGACCGGTGCAGCGTGGAGTGATATCCGTTCTCGATCGCCATGTGGAACAGCGTGTTGCCGGTAATACCGGAACCGTTGAGGCTTTCCCACTTCTTCCAGCATCCACCGTCATAACGCTGCGGATCTCTCCGGGACCATGAGTCCCAGAGAGAACACGGCAGCCCTTCTGCCTTGATTGCCATCCCCACATTCAGCCATTCCTGATAGTTCAGCGATGCGGGGTCTATATATTCCAGTGCGTCATGCACTTCCTGCTCAGTTGCCATGTATTACCTCCGGCACATATGTCCATGGATCAACCCCGAAAGGTATTCTCCAGTTATTCAGTGAGATACGAGAGATCATCTTGCTCGCGGCATCCGCCGTCCATGTGCCGACATGCTGAAAGCCTCGGTTTTCCAGGTATCGGATCTGTTTCGGCGTGGACAGTCCTTCCTGCCGGCGCTTCATGAGCTTATCCAGCAGGAGTGAAGCCTTACCGGCGTTATCAACTGTATCCGGGAAGATCCCAAACTTCTCCAATGCCTGCAACTGCTTCTCCGTAGCCGGTCCCATCTGCCATCCGATCGGCGGTTCATAAGTCGCAAGATCTTCTGACTGGATGCTCATCTCAAACTGAAGAGGATCCACAAGCGAGCGCTTCCGGTGCTGTTCTGCCTGCAACGCTTTCTGCAGTGCATCTTCACGTTCCTTCATGACATCTTTCTCTGCCTGCAGTTCTGCATCCATGATGTCGACGGCTTCCTCCAGTTCTGAGAGATTCTCCGTCATCTTTTCGGATACTTCCTTTTTCTTGCAGATGATGTCTGCCGGTCGGCAGAGTTCATGCTTCTGAGACATCCACAGGAAGTCCAGCAACAGGAGTTCATTTTTCCCCGGATAGAGACGGGTTCCGCGTCCTACCATCTGACAGTAGAGACTGCGGATCTTCGTCGGCCTGAGCACCACAATACAGTCCACAGACGGACAGTCCCATCCTTCTGTCAGAAGCATGGAGTTACAGATGACGTTGTACTTACCGGATTCGAAGTCTTTAAGAATCTCCTCCCGGTCTTCTGATTCGCCGTTTACTTCCGCAGCACGGAAGCCATGATTCTCAAGCATCTGCCGGAACTTCTGAGATGTCTTGATAAGCGGCAGGAACACAACAGTCTTCCGGTCCTTACAGTAGGATTCCATTTCCGTGGCTATTTGCTCAAGATACGGATCCAGCGCGGAATCAATCGACCCGAGCGTATAATCTCCTGCCTGCGTCTTCAGAGACGTCATATCCAACTTGATCGGGATGGTCTGTGCCATGATGCGGCACAGGTAACCCTCCTTGATTGCACGAACGATGGAATACTCATATGCCAATGACTGGAATACTTCACCGAGTTTTCTCTGATCGCCCCGGTCCGGTGTTGCCGTTACTCCCAGAACCTTCGCATCCGGAAAGTAATCGATGATACGCCGGTACCCGTCAGTGATGGCATGATGTGCTTCGTCAATGATGATGGTATTGAAATAGTCTTTTGAGAACCGTTCCAGTCTCTGTGGACGCTGTAATGTCTGTACAGATCCGACCACGACCCGGAACCATTCTCCCAGACATGTCTGATCGGCTTTCTCAACGCTGCAGCCAAGCCCGGAAATGTTTTTTAGTTTGTCAGCTGCCTGATCAAGCAATTCACCACGGTGTGCCAGTATCAGACAGCGGTCCCCAGCTCTGACCTGGTCTTCTATTACTTTGCTGAAAACCACTGTCTTACCTGTCCCGGTAGGAAGAACGAGCAGAGTGTTCTTCACCCCGCTCGCCCATTCGTTTTCGATTGCCTGCCGAGCCTCCATCTGATAAGGTCTCAGCTCAGGCATTTAGAATCCCTTCTTCCAGCTCTGCGATGAAGCTTCTTTCGGATAGAGTCTGACGATATTATTTGTCGGCATTTCCTGCCCGGTTCTTCGATTTACATACGGCTTGTTGTCGAGCTTGAGACGACCTGTCTTTCCGATGTGGACATCCGGACGCCAGTCGAAACGCATCTGTTCACCGCTCTTGTGAATTCCGATGCTGTCCTGATACTGTGCAATCATGCCGAGGGTTGTCCCCCACATGAACAGGTTATGTTTCAGATCTACATCCTTTCCTTCCGGACTCTTTACGCGGAGTGTGATTGTGACCTGCTTGCACGCTCCGATCTTGGAATTGGGACCCGGAGTGTAACGGGACTGTTCCAGGTTGACCACGGTGAAGTCATAATCACCCGGCGGAAGCAGTGTGAAGCCGGACTGATAGTCACCAAGCTGCTCTGCTCCGATGACTGCGTTATCAAGAATTTCACCATTGAGATTGCTGTTATATTCGCTCATTTTCTGTTTTCCTCCTCATTAAAATGGCAATGTACTGTCACGTCTTTCCGTGATCATCTGCATGATGTTTGACCAGAACGGAATGATCCACTGCTGTACAAAATCAGCAGGATATTCACTCAACGGCTGCCCCTTGGCCATGTAGCCCTTCTGATCGGCAGCGACCCACTCGATCTCATTGGCGTGCACATCGTTGGCTTTCATCAGATCGACAAGTTTCGGATCATATTTCTGCATTTCTGCCTGTTCTTCAGGACTGTATGGAGTCGGCACCCACATGGATTCAATGTTCGGCGGTACCGATGCTTCCGGAGCAGTTGCAGATTCCGGAATCACTTCTACGTTCTGTGCGCCGAACAGGTCCTTCGCTTTCTTCTCCGGAGCGCTGGCAAACAGGTGCGCAATAGACTCAAATGTCATCGGCAGTTCATCCGGAAGCCCGAAGCGATTCTTCGCGTCATAGGCAGCAGTGTGGTTCGTGTACATCACACGCTCTCTGCCGCCGGTAACCTTTGACTGTTTTGTCTTCTCGTCCTTCACGACATACTGCTTGTAATTAAGGAACAGGACCATATCCGCCCACTCTTTTACGAGCTGACTGTTGTTACCGTTCTTTGCGGTCTTCAGTTTCAGTTCGTACCGGTCATATGCTCCGGAATCATCCGGAAGCGAAATTGTGCGGATATTCATATGAGCCGTAAGTACTACGTTGATGCCGACATCTCTTACTTCTGTCAGCAGATTCAGGAGCCTTCCCATCTCCTCATTCAGATACGTATATCCTTTAGACCATCCGAAGTCCTCGATATTCTTCACCTGATGCGAGTCACATACATATCGGATTGCCTCTGCCTCTGCCCAGTCAATCGTGTCGATGACCAGTGTGCTGCACATGGAAGGATTCTGCTTGATCTGCTCTACTTCCTGAA